GTTAGCCATGTCTAATTCTTCTTGAGACTGATTGTAAAAATCACTTGTACTCTCATACTCTTCTGACCAATCTTCTTCTATATCATCTTTTAGTTCGTAAGTATTATAAGATGCATATTGCTTGGAATCTACTCCTTTTTCATAACCTTTTATGTTAATAATACTCCCTGCATTTGTGCTACCCATAGATCCTAGAGTTGTATTGTCTATATGGTAATGTCTGCTTTTATTACCTAGATTTTTACCTTTAGGTCTTGAAGCAACAGAAATATTTCCACTTATTCCTAATTCAATCTCTGACAATATTGTTTCTTTTATGTACTCTTTTAATAAGTTTTCTTTTTTACTACTAACAGATTCATATGTTGCACCTAAATGTTGCATTGTGTTTGCTAATCCGTTAAAGCTATTTTTGTCTCTTTTTTTCAATGAATCAGTGTGTTGTTTATTAAGTGCAACATGAATTTTTTTATTTATTTTTACATCTATTTTATCAATATCTTCTTCGTCTTCTATATCTTCTAACTCTTTGTCCCATTGCCCTTTAGGAGAAGATAATGCGTCACCCATATTCCAAATTGGATTATTTTTTGTTTTTCCGTATCCTAAATCATTACGTGTATCATAATGACCAGGACTTGGATTTGCTATAGAATTATTATAGGGTATTGACATATAAATTATTATTCTTCTGGTAAATCAGATAAATAGTTTGCTATATCAATGTATTCACCTAAAGTAACTTCGTTATTATCTCTTCTAGTAATATAACTTTTTTTAGCACCTAAAACATTTTCTTCTTCATTTCTATCGAAGTTATTACCAAAGCCACCATTCATGTTAGTTTCAGGCTGAGAATTTTCATGTCCTTCTGGAATAATAGGTAAGCCATCGTTACCAATAGATATAGTTCTAGTATTTGGACCTTTAGTAGAAGGCTTATCTTCAGCATTAACTGTAGAAGAAAGCATTCCTATAGAATCTTCATATCTAAATCTAGAATCACTAAAACCTTCAGGAAAATCTGGGTTTTGTCCTGCAGGAACTCCACCATTTAGTTTATATAAACCTGTTAACTCTGATTTAGTATCTTCAAATGCTACTTCTCTATTAGCTGCAGATATAGGATTATCTGAACTAAACAGAGAAGAAAGATCTCTACTTGCACCTTTTCCATCATTGTTTCTAGCAAAAACTGCACGAAGTCCTGTTCCTTCTCTTTCAGTTTGCTCGTTTTTCATAGTTCCGTATCTATCAGCCATTTTAAAACCTTTCTATTTTATATTAATTATAAAGAAAAAAATTAATCTAGGTTCTTAATTAACTTTGCTTTAAGACGTCTTTTAGTTTCTTGAATCTTTTTTAGTTCTCTACGAAGCTTTGCTTCTTTTAGTTTACAAGCTTTATAGTGATCAAGACAAGATTCAAGAGTACTAGCATATTTGTTAGCATCAACTTCTCTTGTTCTTTTTGCTGCTTCTGAAGGGTGCTTTAAACCTAGTTCTAAAGTTTCATTTAGTCTTTGCTTTTCTTCTTGAATCATTTTTCTAATTAAAGAGGGTGTTATTTTTTTTCTTCTTGACATAGTTTATTACTCCGTTTTTACTATAATAATAAATATATTGTATGCCAAGTTTTTTATTTATTTATTTGAAAAAGCTAACTGTGCCCAATTAGAAGCAGCTTCTCCAAACATCTCTGTAGGATTTGCTTCAGAAGCTGCTCTTGCTGCATTATCTTTATGGCCAGTTACAAATTTACCTGGACTATCATTTTGATTTTGTTCTTGCAAAGTTGTTTTTGCAGTATCTGCTAAAATAGAAGCCATAACAGGATCATTAGTAGCATTTTGAATAACATTATTTACTTTTTTTTCAAAATTTTTATTTTTTACTTTTTTCTTGGGTGGAAGCATTCTACTTAAGTTCTTATTTGAATGTGTATTAATACTTTCATTTAAAGAAACAGAATCACCGCCTGTTAAACCTTCAGCAAGAATCTCTACAAGACATTCTTTAACAATACTTTTTAAAATTTTTTTACTTACTTTTGCCATTAGTTGTTAGCCTCTAAAAATGTTTCTACTACATTATTAAACTCAGCTGCGTCAATTGTTGTTAAGCCAGCTCTTACTTGAATAGCTAGACCTATATTTCCTCCTGCATTCAACGCTTTATTATCAAAATATAGCTTAGTACACCTTAGATGTAAAGGAAGAGTTGTTTCAGCTTCAACTATTAAACCGTTTGTCTGGCTTTCAGCGTCTTCTTTACAAAAATAAACTGTTACAGTCACTCCTGCCAATGTTTTAAAACTTAACCATTGAGTTATTTTTGGAAATGAAAATGATCTTATGTCATTTCCTTCATCAGTTAGAGTATTTCCAACTGTCAAAGATCTCATGTAAGGTACAGCACTAATTTGGTATTCTGGCGCAAAGTTATGCCCGACTGATCTTGGGATATGTGATATTGCCATTATTTCCACTCCATTATTTCATTGAATATTCTATTAATCCTGTCAGATTTGTTAAATATTTCATTTAGCTTGCTTGTATTAAATTCTTTTGCTTCTCTCATCATAAAAGCGCCAGGCGTAGAAGGTTCACTTACAAAATCCCAACATATGAGTTGAAAGTCATCTTGAACTATTTGTGTAGAACCTTGAGTTTTTGTACTTCCTACACCTCTAGATGATATACCTAAAGTAACGCCACTTTCAGCTAAGCTTTGCAAAACTTTTCCACTTGGCGTATTTAAAATCTCAACAGTTCCATAAACAATATTTCCTTCCATATGAGCTTCTCTTACTATATGTGAAGCATTTTTAAGTTCAACAACAGAAGAATCAGGATGATCTAACTCGCCTAGCGCTCTGTTTTCTTTTATAAACTTTTGGTAATTTACTATTTCTCTTTCTAGAATAACTCTAGGATAAACACGACCATTTTGATTTAGAGTTTCAGCTTTTTGTAATATACCTTTCATAATTAAAGGCTTACCTGATAGCTTTTGCTCTTTTATAAGATTAACATCATACTCAAAATTTGTCCATTCAGTTAAAAGTTTAGTTTTCATATTCATTTTACTCTCCTAACAATTCGTTATACAATTTCGACAATGTTAAATATTTATGAATATTTTCTTTACTAAAATTTTGTTCTTCTAATAGTTTAATACTACTTTTTATAGTATGATACTTTTCTTTAATTAAATTATTGTCTGTATTTTCTGTATACTCTTTTAATAAATTTATCGTACTTACTTTTAACTTTATAAAGTTTTCTTTAAGTAAATCTTCATCATTTTTTAAATAACTCTCTAAAATAATTTTTTGAATATCTGTAAGATTATTTTCGTATTTTTCTTTGTATAGATTATTCATAACTTTAAATTCTAAGTTTGTTAATTTTCTATTTTCAGTTAAAACATCTTCAGAAACAATTTGTTTTTTCTCAGTTAATAAATTATGTAATTTAATTTCAAACTCAGTTAATAATTCAAAATCAGATTCTTCATTTCGCCATTCGTTTAATAAAGTTTGTATTGTTGCATAAGTTCTATAATTTTCTATGTTTTCTTTAAAAATATTACCTTTTCCAAAAGTATAATTTAATTTCTTTATAAGTCTTGATTTTTCTCTTTGTAAAGAATCTTCGTCAAACATACTATTACTAGCACTTTTTGCCTTTTCAATAATAGAAGTAGCTAAATTATCAGATACATTATTTGTAGAAGCTAAAGCTTTAAAAAGTTTGTACTCTTTATATAACTGAGTACCTTTTTTAAAATGCTCACGTATAATATTAATAGCTAGCTCTACTTCTTTTTTATCGTTTGATATCATTTTTTTACCAGTATAGCTTATGATTTGTTCATAAATTATACCTATATTTCGCTTTTTATTATGATACTTAGCCATCTATTCTTCCTCGTTATTATTTTCTTCTTTATCTATAAGTATATCTAATTTGTCAAGACCTTCAGTTAAAACTTTATTTTTATTACCTATGTTTAACTTTTTACCCATATTATCTAAAGATTTAGCCATTCTATTAGATAATTGTTTATCTATAAAATCATTAATAACTTTACTTTGTGGCATAATTCCATCATTTAAACCTGATATGTCACTTGAAGAAACTAGAAAATCTTTTTTATTATACTTCGCAACATTAGTATGAGTAGTTGTTGTTTGAATAGGTTTATTGCCTAAAGGATTATTATTTGTTTTATACTTTCCTCTAGATTTATTTGTTACTTTTGCTCCATTACCTATATTTTTTATACTTTCTTCAGATACTTCGTCTTCGTCTTCGTCAATTAAATTATCCAGCTCTTCTAGCTCTTCTTCTGACATTAGTCTACCTTTTTTAATTTCTCCTGCGAATAAGTCAGCTAATCCACCACCTCCAGCTTCTCCTCCTGTTTCTTCTTCTCCAAATCCTCCTAATCCTGCTGCTTGCTGATCTGCACCTAAATCTTGATCTTGCTGGCTATTTTCATCTCCAAAGCTAAAGCTACTAGCAGACTTAGGTAACTGTGCAGATTCTAAACGCATATCATACATTTTATCTTTAAATCTACCTTTATTAATTCTATCTATTTCATCATCATTAAAATCTAAAATATGCTTTCTTAACCACTCTCTATCAACAATTCCTTCTGGCGCTTGACCAGCTATTTCAAATTTTGTCTTAATTAGCTCTAGTTTTTGTTGTTGCGCAATGCTTGATGGATTACTTAACTTTAATTCAAAGTTTAACAGATCTTCATCTGTGTATCCACATGTATATAAATGTATCATAGCTATTTTATTTAATTCTGAAACTATTGTTTTTTGAATTCTTTGTATTGTTCTACTAAATCTAATATCTTCTTGCGCTAAAGTTGCTTTAGCTCCAATATCTTCATCATATCCTAAATAAGCCTTTGGAATCTTTAAAGCAGAAAACAATTTCTTTTGAATATATTCTACATCTTCTATCGCTGCTGTATTAGAACCACCTGCCAAACTATCTATTTTTGTTCCACTTTCTCCGCCTCTGACTGGTAAAAAGTAATCTTCATCAACTGATAGTGGATTGTATCTTAGGTCTACTTGACCTGTATTTTTATTAATAACAGCATTTCTTTTTAAAGAAGATTGCGCTTGCTCTAAATAGTCAGAAATATTTTCAGGAGGAATATTACCTACATCAATATAGAAAACTCTTCTTTCAGGTGCACGTATAACTCTATATACAAGCATTGCATCTTCTATTAATATTAACTGTCTCCAAACTCTTCTTGCACCTTCTAAAACAGAAGATCCGTAAGGAAGAAAAGCATCATTACCTAATAATCTAAAGTGAGATACTTGCCAATTTTCTAAGACTCTATTTCCTTGCGTAATCCATCTAAATCTAACAGCACCTGGATCATCTGGATCAAATCCTTCTTCTCTTTCAATCTCTGCAATTGGAATAGGAAATACATTTATAATTCCGTATTCTGGATGTATATCATTAAATAGAAAAAAGTCTCCATATTTACATAAATTTCTAACCCACATAACTAAGTTAAAATCAATATTTAATGTATCATAAAAAAGTTCATTAAGAATTCTTTTAATACTTCTATTTTCAGAATAAATATGTAAAGCTTGACCTTCTACGTCAGGAGAAACACATTCTTCAGAGTATATATCTAAAGCTGAGTTTATTTCAGGAGTAGCTTCCATTTCTGAAAAGTCACTATATCTTGCCATTCTATCATATGAACCGTAAGCAGATAGCGTGCTATTATATACATCACTATGTGCTTTTCTAAAAACTTCTAGTGAAGATTTAGAGTCTGTAGAACCTTTAAATTTTTTAATTCTTCTTCTTACAACAGGTCCTGATCTAAACAAGTCTGTTAATTTTTTAAAAAGACTATTACTGTTTTCTGCCATTTTTTATTTTCCTATCAACCAACTTAAATCACCTAATGGATTATTTGGAGTTATTTGTTTTGATTTTTGATTAGTAAAGCTGTTTTCTCCCATAAACACAGGTAAAAAAGGATTAACAACTGTTTCTTTGCTATTATAGAAAGGTGACATACTTGTTTTTTCTATATTTGTATTATTTAATTTCATACCTTTTAATAAAGCATCTGCATATTCTATTTGATTAGAATTATATGTTTCACTATTACTATCAGCTAACCAACAGCCTATAGCTAAAGACATAATTAAATCATCATTATACCCTTTCATTGCTGTTGCTTTTTTGCCTTTCCAAACAAAAGTTTTTAGTTCTGAATATAATCTTGTTGATTTTGTCTTTATTCTACCATTTCTCAAAGATTCTTCAAAATTAGCTAATATTTTTTCTCTGCTTTCTTTATTTGTATTAAATCCAGCTTTACCTATTATAGATTCATCACTATATAAGTATTTATATTTTAGACGTTCAGACTGAAAATATATGTTTTCATATCCTAAATCGCTTAGTTTTGAAAGTACTGTATAACCATAAGCATTGTTTTCAGGGCATATTAAAGCTTTATTATACCTTCTTGAAACATCATAAAGTAAAGATGCAAAATTATCTGGGGGTAATTTGCCTTTATATTCAGCAGAAATTGACATTTCTTTTGAATCTATTATGTGAAAAGTAGAATAATCTCCGCTGTCTCCTCTAGCAACATCTGCAGATGCTACGTAATTATGTCCTTCTATAGGGTAGTGCCAATACCAAACATTTAACTCTGGTCCACTTTTTTCTATAGGATTTTGAGTTAATATTCTTATTTTTTCTAATGTTTCATTATTTAAAAAAGTATCACCTGAAGATGCAAAATCACACAAAAGTTCTTGTGATATTTGCTTTTGAGACATATTTTTAGTTTCTTTATTAAACCAATTATCATCTCTTTCAGGATGAACATCCCATAATAGTTTAATAGGATTAAATTCGTTTTCTTTTCTTTCAGCTTTTACGTATAGTTCATGATATTGACCACCAACACCATTTGGAGTAGAAAGTATTATTGCTCTACCGCCTGTTGATAGTGTTGGATATAAACCCATCCATAATTCGTCAAAGTTTCTTACAAAAGCTGCTTCGTCTACTACTAATAATGATAAGGCTTCTGAACGTCCTGCATCTTCAGAAGTTGGAACTGCTTTTATTTGTGATCCATTTGAAAATTCTACTTGCTGTTTATTGTTTGCTATTATTGTTGGCACTAATAGCCATTTAGGCATACTTTTAATATATGTTTTTACTTTTCTAATAAAGTTTTGTGCAACAGCAAGTTTTGTTGCAATTATTAAAATATTTTTTTCTTTATAAAAAATAGCTTGCCAAACAGAATAAGCTGCTACTAAAGTAGATAAACCTAGCTGTCTTGACTTTAAAACAATATTAAATCTATGTTTGTTAAAATCATCTACACAATCATTCTGAAATGGAAATGTATTAAAAGGTATTAATCCTTTTAAAGGATGCTGTATTTTTAAATATTTGTTCATAAAGTATACAGGATCTTTTCCACACTTTATTATTTCTTGTATTTGTGATTGTTTAGATAATCTTTTTGCCATTACTTTTATGATACCTCATAACATACAGTATATACATATTTTATAGTTCTTACAGGATTATGAAAAGAAGTTGTAAGTGTTTCGATGTTATCGTTTTCACTACAACTTTTTGTCTTTAAACTTTTTCCTGTATTTTCTTTAAATCCTTTTTTTATCATGTCGTGTCTTGATTTAATAAAAGATAATGCTTCTTCTTTTAAAAGAGATATTTGTCTTCTTAATTCGTCTTCTCTAGCAGCTCTAAATATAGTTCTAAACTCTATGCATAATAAATTATTTTTAATGCAAGCAACAGTTCTTCTATCGTGTGATTCTGAATAATTATTGTAAACGTTATCTAATAGACTTCCTAGATTTTGTATTAACTCGTATTCCATAATAAAACCTTTCTATTTAATTATAATTATACTTTACTTATCTGGTCTCCAACCATTTTTCCATTTTTCTTTATTAGTATAGTAATAAGTAATATAACAATTTTCACAGCAATTATCAGACTTCATTACTTCTACGTCTTCTATGCAGTAAATTAATTTTTTACATATAGGACATTCTAAAGAAATAGGTTCATCATTTATTTCTCTAATATATCTAATTCCATTTACAGTTTTCTCTTCATAAATGTTATCTATTTTTTTCCAATTATTCATATCTGACATGTGAATCTTTACCTTTTAATGTTATTTCTATATTTTTATCTACAATATCTTTTATTTCGTCTACATGAGATATTATTATTATAGATTTAAAATATTTTTTTAAACTATTTAAAAGTCTACTACAAGCTTCTATGTTAGTACTATCTAACGATCCAAATCCTTCGTCAATAATAAAAACATCAGATTTAGAAAGCGAAGAAATATTAATTAAAGCTACTCTTATAGCTATAGAAGACATCATTTTTTCCATTCCACTAGCACATTCAATAACTCTTTTAGAGTCACCATAATCTATATAAACGTTTAGATTATTTCCTTTTTTTTCTTCTTCTAAATACACTTTAAAATTAGTAACGCCACTTAAAATTTTATTTATTTCATTATTTATTTTAGGTAAATAAGAGTTAATAATCATAGTTGGAATACCTTTTTTATTAACACAGCTTGAAAACAAATCATATATTTTAAATTCATCAATTAGTTTATAATACTCTTCTTTTTCAGATTTAAATTTTTCTATGCTATTCTCAAAAGAAAATATTTCTTTATTTAAAGATAATACTTTTAATTCATTGTTATTAATGCTGTTTTGTATTCCTTCTATTTTATTTGTAACTTCTATTTCTTTTTGTAAAAATTCATCTGCGTTTAAACTTTGTATTTCATTTATAACTAATTTAATATTTTCTAACTTTTTATTTAAATCTTTTTCTTGCAAAGACTTTAATTTGTATTTTTCTGAAAAGTTTTCTTTATCTAGCTTCGCTTTATACTCTTTGTTTAAAACTTCATTATATTTTTTAATTTTTGATTCTATATTTTCTTCTTGAATTTTTGATATAGCATTTTTTATTTCTAATATATCACCTGATAGTTCTTTTACTGTATTGTCTAATATTGATATTTCTTTTTTTGATTTATGTGCTTTTTTAATAAATTTACAGTCAGGAAAATTATCTTCACATGGAACTTGATCTAATATTTTTAATTCATTTTTGGCTTCTTTTTGTTTGTTTTTAGCAATTGTATAAGAAGCTTTTACGTTAGATAATTTACTTTCTATTGCTCTTAACTTTTCTTTTTCTATTTTTAAATCTTCTAAAGAAAAATCTTTTTTAAAGATTTCTATTTTATTTAGCTTAGAAGTGCATTCTTCTATTTTTTTATTAATATTTTGTTTTTCTATTATTAAATTATTAAAAGAGTTTTCCAAATAAACTAATTCTTTATTAGCACTATTTTTAGTATGGCCTGAAGGATGTTTGTTTGTATTTGACTTTATGTTTTCAAGTTCTACATTTAATGAAACAATATCGTTTCTAAGATTACTGTTTTCTTCATTTAGAGAATTAATTTTTTCTTTATTTAGCTTTATATTTTCTAAGTTTTCTTTTTTTAATTCATCCCAATTTTTTTGAGTTGAATTACTTAACCTATTTTTTAGTACAGTAAAATCTTCTCTTGACTTTTTATGCAATTCTTCATATATTTCAATATTAAGAAATTTTGATAAAACAGCTTTTCTTGAGCTAGTTTTTTCTTTTATGAAAGTATTCATTTCACCTTGAGAAGCAAAAGAAGTGTAAAGAAAATCTTCTGGAGTTCCTATTAAATTTCTTAATATTTTTTCTGTTTCTCTTCTTTGTTCTTCGTTTTCATTAGTATTTTCATTACTCAATAAACTTAAAGATAAATTAGTAGAAGCAGTTGTTATATTTTTTTTACTTGTCTTTTTAATAGTTTCTCTTGATACTAAATATTGATCTGTGCCAATTGTAAATGTTACTTCAGCATTACAACTACCTTTTCTCATATTTACAATATTAGCATTTTTAACTGTTCCTCTGTCTGTTGTATTAAAAAGAGTATACATTAATGTGCCAGGTATAGATGATTTACCAATTCTATTATTTCCAAATAATCCAATAACTCCGTTTAAATTATCAAAATTTATAAAATTGTTTTTTCCATATGAAAATGTATTATCAAACTTTAAAGAATTTATTGACCAGTTTTGACCAAAAGAATCCTTAAAATCTTTAGGTATTCTATCTAGATTTTTTATAAAAATATTGTCTATCTTACCCAGTGTTTCGTCATCAATTTCATCATAATACTCTTTTATAAGATTTCTTCTTTCAGATTGACTTCTTATATCAAGAGATTCTTTTTTAGATAAATCTATAATAATATCAGATTTTTTATCTTCTAGTGTTTGATATACAATTTCTTTAGCTTCTTTTTTATTTTTTAAGTAATGATGTATTAGCTTTATTTCAGCATGAGAAATTTGTTTACTCGATCTTATTCTAAATCTACATCCTTTTTTTACTTTGTCTAAAAATAAAATAGTTTGATCAACGCTACCACTCCAATCTACTGTAACATAAGGATGCGGATTGTCTATATAGTATATTTTAGATTTATACTCGTTTTTTGATTTAATATCCCAGTAAATAAATCCTTTTAATATATCTTCACCATAGTTTTGTTGAACTGTTGATCCTGGATATGCTATTCTTTTTTCTTCGTCAAGATACTGATATTTATGTATGTCACCTAAAAAGCCGAAGTCATAGTCGTTAAAAAAAGATAATGAAACTTCACCTTCAATATCCCAATCTGTATCTGTTTTAGATCCTAAAACTCCTCCATGAAAGCAAGCAATATTAATATCACCTTCTACAGGCTTTACGCTTTTCCAATTTTCTTCATCAAAACAAGAAAATACACACCAATTAAATCCTTTTATTCCTGTAGGATATACTCCAGATTTTTTATATAAACTTATATTTTTATTATCTATAGCATTTATTATAGGTGTTATTGCATCTTGACGATTTTCATTCAATATTAAACCATCGTGATTTCCTAGTA